GCTTCGACCAGGTCCAGCTTAACAGCGAATTGTGCCCAATGTGGTATGTCAGGCCATCCGGATATGTCATATGATCTTTGTATTATTTTTGGAGAATTATTAGTAACTGCCCAAGTGCCATCAACAAAGAGTATCCCGGCATCAAGATATGCTTGCCTTGCTTCGTTATATTCTATAATTTCAACATTGCTGTAGCCCAAAACATTGAGCAATCCCAATATTCCTGCTTTAGTGCCTTTTATTTGATGCCACGCTACAAATTCTTTAATTAGCCCGCGTTTAATTTCTTCAGCCCATTTGGGATCGTATAAGTCTACGTGAAACTGCCATGCCAGTAGATCTAAAACCCGATGTGGAAGTTCGTCAATTCTTGGGATTATCAATGTGTATTTTATGTCACCAGATACTTCTTGCAACCCAATATCTATTGCCTTGGCAGCATTGGCGGCTAATTCATCTGTCTTTATGTTTTCAGGCAATATATCGAGCAAGCTCAGCTCTTCAAGATTAATCATCTTCCAGTCCACCATAAATTATATTGGTGGCCGTGTCCTTCGCCACCTGGTATTGTTCAAGTTTCACGAATACAGGTTGTGTTATTTGCACTCGCTTGGCCCCTGCATTTATGATTCTCCTCGTCAGTTCAGACGGATTTATATCTCTGCCGAGCTTTTCTTTCTGCCATGCTTTGAACTGAGTGGTTGCGTCTTCTATGGCTGATTGGATGCTACTTGCCGAGGTGGCATCATCTTTTCTTATGTAATAAGTAAGGTTGATTGAATAATTTATTACTGTCGGAACATGAACATAAACATAATCTGTCAGTGGCCTTTTATTATCAGCAGAACAAATAGCTTCTACGGCATCTAATATTTCTTGGCTTGGTAATTGCCCACCCTCCAGCAAGGGACAAATATTAACCTGCCCAGGCGTAGGGGAATACACGGCAACATCAGCTATATCTTGATGAGCCGTTAATGCCCAATATTCATATGCTCGGTAAGGCCCAGCCGTAGAAAATGATTCTGGCACAAGTCTAATGCGCTCCCTAAAAGATTCATCGCCTTCAATATCGATTCCGCCAAATGTTTCCGTGGTATTTACGGCACTTGCTATGTAAGGGATGGGATCAACAAGCCTTTTTATCTGCCCCGGCAGGTAGCCATTCCCCACCTCGCCATCCATCATACATTCAGCTGGTATATCTACATTTAATTGTCCTGCAGGTATTTCAGCATAGGCCGTTGTAGCAAAAACAATTTCACTTGATTCTGCCCTGATCCTGGTCCCTTTGGGTATAGCTATAACATCCTGTCTGACTTCAGATAAAGCGAATCTGACAGTAGTGGTAGCAGGCTTCGCAGATAGACGCCTTACGCCAAGCAATGCACCAATATGATCAAGGTAATCTCCTATTGAATAGGCAAGCAGGTTCTGTTTCGCCGAGAAATCAATCAAAGCCCTTTGCTGGATAATGATCGAGGCAATTGATAGCAAAAACAGCCTGACGGGGTCACCAGGAGCAAGCGTTCGACCAGCAAGGCTTTCATAAACATTTATAATTTCGCTTTCTATAAGCTTTGCGTCTTTTTCAGCAAATGTTATGTCTGGCAAATTATCAAGCATTTATCTCAACCCTCACTTTCGGCCTCAATATGCCGTCCATGCCGTCTCCTTCGTATCTAACTTCTACCACTCGGGCACGAGGCTCCCATCTGCGTATTGCTGTAATAATTTCGGCTGTGAGTTTGGCTTTGGCAATCGGCATGGGATCATCCAGCATCGTGGCGGACAGCCCGAATTCACGGTCAAGAGGCACAGAATACTTCATGGTTGTGAGTATTGTTTTCACATTCTGTAAAACTTCTTCTTCTAATGAGCCGGGGGCAAAATTTATCTGATTTTTGCTTTCTGCGGTTATTTCATACATCATATATATTCCTCCAGCTCAATATTTAATTCAGCTATGAGCAAATTGCCGCGGTTATCAACTTGCTTGTATTGCTGCCTGAGAGATTTAATGGTCCATAGATTTTCACCATAGCTCCTGCTGCCGATAACGAGTGATACCGCTTCGCCGTCTTTTTGCAGCTGATATAACTTTCTGATTTCCTCTATAGGATTGACTCCAAAAGCGACATCAAGACGGATGACGAACGAGATCGTGTCAAGCTCTGGCCCCAAGAACTCTGTCTTAGGCTTCTGCATGTGCACATCGTGCTTGCCAAGCCTAACAGACGAGGATTGCTCAAAACCGTCAAAAGTAAGCACTTTGTCAGATGAAGTCGTAAAAGTGATTACTCTGTTTAGCTTTTGATCACCAATAACGCCTATCATCATTCTTCACCTCACTGCGGAGGATCGGTCGGGCCGCCGCTGTCATTTTCAGGATGTACGTGATTCTTGAGGCTTATCCCGTCGGCGATTACATCTCCAGTGACGTTGACATTCCCAGTAGCAGCTATATTGACAGGACCATTCACATTTATGTTTACGACACCTGACGGTACATTGACTGTCAACAGGTGCTGTGCCCTGTCATATTCAATATACGTGCCGTCATCAAACAACATTGCTCGCTTATTATTAGTATTTAAATCTGGAGGATTCTGGACGGAGTAAAGCGAACCCAAGACAAACCCGCTTGCGTTGCCCGTTGGCAGGAAGGCACACAAAACATATTCGCCGATGTCTGGCATCCAGTAATCCCTGTTTTTAAGCGTCTGTTTTTGCACAACCGAAAGCTCATATGAAACCAGATTGTGTGCTTCAAATACGACTCGCGCTTTCGCACGTTCTGGATATATTGCGGAAACTTTGCCTACGCGCAGAACTCCCTTGATGTTATCCATTAATATCCCTCCAAAGTCCTGCGCAGCTCGAGCTTGGTTTCATAGGTAGGCCCCGTGTGCGTGGCCACTTCAATAGCATACTTGCCATCAAACTTGCCAAAACCTGACAAAGAGACATTCACGCCTGCGACTAACGTAGGATCACCTAAAAGAGTAACTTCTGCTCTATTCTCAGAGGCATTTGCTTTCCGAAGCTTCCTGCGACATAACCTTTCGGCTTCTGCCAAACTGGTTACTCTTTCGTTAATTACAAGCGTTCGCCCCGTTTTTGGTGCCTCGGGTGGCGTGTAAGTATACTCAATTTCGTCCTCGTCATCGCTGGGTTCATATTCCACTCTCGCAGAAGAATATATTTTGCGCGTCGAGGATGAAAAAGAATAAGAAATGACGTCTGACTTTCCTCTCGTTATCGTAGTCACGCTCGGAGCAGCATCATATTTCTCATCATCAAAAATGATCAATCGATTGCTCGATACCTTGAGTCTTAGCCCAGCCTTGTCACACAAATCTTGCAAAAATGGCAAATCTGCCTCTTCGGATTGCTCGATCCTGTCGTACTCCGGGTCGTACTCGCTTTCAAACATAAGCTCGAGCTGCGCTTCAGAGGCCATGTCTCCAGCTATTTCAGACAGTGTCGCGTCTTCCCAGGCACGTATTTTGTTCTCATCGACCAGCGATGAATTGACTGGTACCGAAACGCCCTTAAGTGTCACGACATCAGGAGGACCCGCATAGCCGATCTCGTCTATTTCAAATGAGCCCAGCGGTAAAACGCGCGTTGTTCCAGGCCCTAACCAGTCATAAGCGACAATGGAGCCGGTGAGTCTCGCTCCTTTTTCAGGATACCAACCGGCCCTCCACAATCCGTTCTTGTCATCCAAGACTACCTGCAGGTCATCGGCTTTGTTGTCATAGTTATCTTCGTATGAGAAGCTTATCAAGTAATCTTTTAAGTCAGTGGTTATGTCTACGCCGTTATAGGTTACGACTAACCCGGCGCGCCTAATGCTACTCATCTTACCCACCGCGCTTCCATGGAGGCAATGTCTTTGGAAGCTCAATTTCCACGTCTGGGACGATTAATGTTATGTTTGCTGGGAAAACGACATAATGCATATAGTCGGCATTGGCATCAAGCAACGCATTCATGTAGAATTCAGCCCCTGACTGCTTGCCATAGACCTTATAGGCAATGTAATCCCATGTATCACCCTGAACGGTTGTGTACTTACGCATAGCTGAGCCTCCTCTGTTGAGCTAAGAAGGCTTTAAGCCTTGCCTCGAATTCTTCTTGAGCCCTTTTTTCAGCCCTGAGTACTTCGCTTCTTATCTGCTCTGCACTTATTTCGCCTTGCCCATAAATATTGATTACAGGCGATGCTGGTGAGTAAGTAACATTGATTGAAGCTCTTGCTCCGCTTTCCCTGATAGCCCCAAGTAACTTATCTATCGGTATGATGGCTTCCGGACCCCTTTCTGCCACCATGGCCATGTGCGGGATGGAAAAAACACCACCCTCAGCGTGGCCTGGCACGGATGCAGGAGCTACCGTCGGAGCCTTGATCTGCTCGATCATCTCTATGTTTACGCCCTTGCCGCCCACGACGGGCAGCCAACTGGGTAGCTTTATTTTATTGAGCTTGTCGAGGAACCAGTTGATTTTATCGATTAACCAGTTCAGGGCATTAGTTATAGTCTGGAACATTGATGCAGTTCCGGAAGTAATGATGTTCCATATGTCGCCCAACGATTGGGGCCATGTGATGCTACTAACGAACGATACAAGAGCATTTAGCTTATCTACCACAAAGTTATAAGCAGATGCAGCGCCAGACGCCAGGGTATCATATATCTTGCCCAAAGAAGCTATCGGAGCTATGTCATTCAAGAATGCAATCAGACCTGACATTTTTTCTTTAATGGTCCCAAAGACGCCTACAGCCGTCGATTCGAAGGGTCCCCAAATATCAGGGAGTTTAATCTTACCCATGATGTCCATTATTTTTTCTGGAATGGCGGATATCGCTTCAAATGGGAATTTCGCTATATCCCAAACGATCTTGGGCATCAAGCTGAGATCCGGCAATTTGATTCCACCAAATACGCTGCCTATCTTGCTTGCCACTGCATCGGTTATGGCAGATAAACCCTTCGCAGCGGTGTCCCACAGTGTTCCAAAAATGTCTGGTATTTTAATATTACTAAGGACAGATACGAAATCCCATAGCTTGCCGATAACAGCCACAATGGCGCGTGGCCCGGCACCGATTACATCCCACAATGTGTTGATGATTGTCCTTACGGTCTCGCTCTTTTTGTATAAGATGACCAATCCGGCCACAAGACCGGCAATAGCCATCACAACGAGACCTATCGGGTTGGCCGAAAGGGCTGCGTTAAGAAGCCATTGGGCTGCCGTCCACAGCTTTGTTCCAAGTGCTACTGCCTTGGTTGCTATGTTATAGGCGATAAGCTTGCCAACAGATAGCAGCTTACCGCTTAAACCCAAGACAACGTTTAGGCCTTTTTGAGCAAGCGCCCAGGCCTTAGTCGAAACAGTCGCAATTTTGGTGGCTATATTATTTTTTACCATCCATACATAAAAATGTGCAAGCTTAACTAAAACAGAGGCGAACACGAATCCGACAACAGCTATCGCAATTTTCAATGCCAACATAGCTGATGTAGCATATACCAAAACCTTAGTAAGCCCTTCATGTTTTCCCATCCAGTCAGCAATCTTGCCGACGACCTTGGCGACAGATTGCGCCAATTCGGCCAACGGAGGCAAGAGCACATTGCC